TCAAAGAGACTTTCCAAGCTAATACTGCTGCCACCTTCTCTCCGGGCATACACACTTAGTTTCTGAGGGACTTTTCTCTTTTCAGGATCACCATAGTACCACCAAGGAAACTGCATAATTGATGTAATTGTTGTTCCATCAAAGTCTGATCCAAGCTCTTGTTGATGGACATACCCTTCATAGTCTCCGTGTACAACAACCAGATCATTATTTTCATAATTATAGTCGCAGCAGGATACTTTAATTCCTTTAAGATCGAACCATTCCCACTCCGAAGCAATCTCAGGGAGTTGAAGAATGTCCGTATGAAGATGCCCTAGAAGCCCTTTAGCACTTGCTGCTGGTTCACTCTCTGAGCCCCAGAAAAGGCGGTACTGGGATTTACTAGGAACTTGAACGGAGGAAACATCATACGTCCCTGCTTTGGAGATAACCTCCTCAATTCGTGTTTCAATAGCTCTGGTCTTGGTATCAATATTGACTTCACCAGTTTCCTCTGTACCTGAAATAGTACGGATACCGTCTTGTGCTAGGAAGTAAAGATCACCTGCAAGTTCTTGAATGGAGTCAGGAGCAATACACCCAATTCTCTCAGTTACTGGGATTACAGCCCAATCCGCAGAGGAGGACCCCGTTAGGCGACTTATCTGATTAGGGCCAAAAATATAAAGCTCGCCTCTCCAGAGAGCAGCAGAATTAAGGGCCTTCCCAATGTTAATCTCGGCTGCACCGTTAGCGCCATCAAAGTCTGTCTCGTCACCGGGAGCGGAAATAAAAAGGGACTGGTCCTTAATAAACACCATATGGCGCTTATGTGAGTGTACGAAAGTGGCTCCTTGAGGCGCATCTGTAAGTTCGGTTACAGTGCCATCTTGGTCATAGGTTACGGGGTAATCAACACTATTAACCAAACAAATAGTAGGCTTAATCCAATTGTATCGTTCAATCCTTGTTTTACCACCAGAAAGTCCTGTCTTAATACTAGACCAACCACTTCCCGTACTAAAGTAATAACCAGTCCCTCTGGCCGCTACTACGCCCCCTCTAAAGGGGAACGCTCCTAGTACCTTCCCTGTCCCTGTGACAGCGTTGGTATCATACTTCTGAAATCCATTAATTCGTCGGTAGCCTCTACCTGTCGCACCCTCAATATTCTGTCCTTGAATAAGTGCGCCGGGGGCTCTAGCTCCGAGAGTAAGAACGGAAGATGACTCAATAACCCCTCCGGTAGCTTCTACTGGAAATGTCTGCCAGCGATCCATTAATTTACTCTCAAGCTTGTCAGGAGATTTCTATCCTGAATTTCTCTTGTATCAAACACCTGTCGTGTCTTATTTATTAGGAGAGTTCGCATATTCGACAGACCCTCTTCCCATCTACTTTTAGAGATTTGAGAAGACTCAAGATTATCTCTAAACATATAACAATCCCAAAGAGCTCTCTGTACAATTACATAGTCAAATCGAGTGGGGATGGTTGTAGTATCATCGTGTGCAGAAACTGCTGTAGGGAATTGCCAGTACTCATACGTCACATTATATGCCAAGTCAGAATAACCGGGGTAGATGGCTACTTTGCTATTTTGGGTAGGGGAAATAAACTCTGGTTCCCCTGCTTCACTGGCAGTCATATTGATGTTATTGGCACGAGTACCATGCTTCATATATTCATCATAAGGAACAACAGGAAGATACTTCTCTCCAATAGCTGAAGAAGGTACTCCTTCGACTAAATGAAAAGACTCCCAATCCACTGACTGTGCATCAGCAGCAAGGGAGTACTCTGTCGTTCCATCGGTAAGCAAGGTTAGAGTGTCTGTAGAGTGATTAAAAGGCCACTCAATCTCAGCTTGCTGAATTTCTTCAATAGCATCCAGAACAGCATCTTTAGCTGTAGCGTGGAAGCCAGTAGCAGTTGCGAAGTTAGAACTCGTTAATTCTACTTCGTTGAGCCTGCGAAGGACTTTATTAGTAAGTGATAGGTAGGTGCTGCCCATTTAGATAAGTCCTATTATAGTATCTACTAAACCCCTAAAAGAGCCTTAATGGATATTATAGTAGCTGATAGAAAAGTAGAGGGGAGCAGCATAACGCCACTCTCCCTCATATCTTTTGCGTTGACTAGCCGAAGGCTGAGTCAGGAACAACGTCCGGGGAAGCGTCAACTACGATAGCAACAACTTCGATTTCCCAATCGTCACCTGCACTAGATGCAGTAGCGATAGTCAGGTCCAGAGTATCAGCAGAGGAAACGACTTCCCCATTTGCAGATACTTTACCATTCGTACCGACTGCAAGCCAGCCTGCCGTAGTAGCATCGCCACCATCAACGATGGTATCACCACCGCCAGTGCCGATATCTACGGTAAGAGTCGTGCCAGAGTCTGCGGTTACGACCTTCGCTGAGCCACCAATCAAGATGGTATCAGCAGGAATATCGACTGCCTGAATTACATCAGCAGCAGCAAGAGCAGAGCCCTTGGCAGCTACAGCAGCAGCAGCAGTAACACGAGTCTTGAGGGCGTAAACGCCTGCTACACTCCGACGAGAGGCGTGAGAGCCTGCCGTGGTCGTGGTATTAGCAACTGTAAGATCAATAGTAGCCATTGTCTATATCTCCTTACACCGTACGCCAGTTTGCACCGACAAGAGCTTCCGTACGAAGCGCCTTCCGACCAAACATGTGCATACCACGAACAACGTCAGCAAAGCTGTCAGGGTCACGGTATGTTTCGGTCTTATTAATCTGCTCGGCAGAAGCCACGGCAGAAATATGACCAGCCAACAGCCAAGTACCATTGGTGCCAGAGGTAGCGGTAGAACCAGTACCTACAGTAGCAAGGTTATTTGACATGTAGACGTTGAAGCCCCGGATCATGCCGTCAGATACCCGGCCATTACGCAGGATGCCTTTTTCAGCATAATCAGCACTCAGCAGGTTGCTGTCTTCATCACCGATCAGTTCCCAGAAGAACGGATCAGCAACAAACCAACGACCTTCCTCGGGGACATCTGCTTCATCAAGCACACGCTTCATGCGATTGAGAATACCCAGAGGTGAGTAATCGGGGGAGCCACTATTAGCAATAGTAGCCTGAGCTGACTCAGTACCCAACTGGTTAGCAGTAGGAATCTGAGAGTCGATATATGCCAGAATGTTCTGGTCCATACCATTAGCAAGTTGGTACCCGGCACGGCTGGAAGCCAACTGGTTCCAATTGTGATGGGCCTGCTTCTTTTCAATGTCATCGACTTTGAAGGCGAAGTAGTTAGCCTGATCGACCGTCAAGGTAATTTCGTCATCATCGAGGTCCTGAGCAGTCACCTGAGTCCCACGTGAGTAGGGCAGAACAGTGACTTCAGGTTCACGGATAATGTGTACCGTATCGCCGTAGTCCGCAATCTCCCCAAAGTATTCTGTGTTGCAGATACTCTGACAAACACTCTTCGTGCGGAAAGCAATCTGAGCGCGACGGGAGTAGATTTCCGGCGTGAAATTACCTTGTGGAAGGTTGCCGTAACCGGCAGCAGTTTGGAAAGCCATTGTTAATTCTCCTTTAGCTTTATTCCACAAAGAAAAACAAACATAAAACTTTCTAATTCTTCTTGCGTTGGCGGTATCCCGAAGGAGCGCCTACATGAAGGTAGTTTAGACTTTTACGTGCTTGCTTATGAGCAGGGCTTATCTGAAAGCACCTTTAGAATCCAACTCCAAGAATTCCTCGTCAGACATCTTGGAAATATCATCTGCGGTGTAAACCTTTTCAGAAGCACCGCCCGGCTCTTCTGATCTAGAGGTAGGAACTTTAGAAGCTCCAGCGTCTACATCAGTGTTTTTACGAGGACGCCCACGTTTCTTGGATGCCTCGATTCCTTTTTCCCTCTTATACAGAGAGACAACATCTATAACTGGTTGAGCAGCAGTGCCGAAAGCGGCATCTCGTACCCAAGTAGACCCTGTTTCAGTTTTGGAGTTAATCCACTCTACAAAATCTTCAGAGGAAGCAATATCCTCTAGGTCCTCATGTACTCGTTTAACCTCAACCAGTGCTTCCTTCTTGGAAGCTTCTTGTTCTCGTGCCTCAACTTCTGCCAACCGCTTTTCGTACGCTTCGGTAGCTTCCTTAGACTTAAGACCCGCAACGGTCTCAATGGTCTTGTACATGTCTGGGTAGGTCTCGCGGAACTTCTCAAGTTCTTCGGCACTCTTAGGAAGACTTACATCTCGTTCCTCAAGCTGTTCTCGAAGACGGGATTTTTCTTCCTCATGTTCTTTGTCCTTCTTGCTCATATAGCGTTGAAGGTCTTTATATCGTTTTTCGTAGTCGTGTTTCTGAGCCTTATTAAGAGGATTCTCTTTATCTAGCTCTTCCTCGACTTTCTGAGCATCTGCTGCATCAATCAGCGCCTGCGCCTGTGCAGCTTCTTCTGCTTCAACTTCTGCCAGTTCCCTTTCCAAGGCTTCTGGTGACAGATTAGGATTCCTGTAAAGGTCTCCGAGGACACTTGTGTCCTTAAATTTTGTTTCGCTCATTCTTTCCTCCATTGGGGCCTCACGGGTGTCCATAAGACAGCGATCCTATGTAAGTTGCTAGTTATAAGCAATAATATTACTTTGTCAAGTAAAAAAATTAGTTTTCTTCAAAATTTCCGTGTTTTTCTGCATGAAGACTCTGAAAGTACTCCCTACAGTCCCTTAATCCCTGAATAAACCCTAATTTTTGATGTAATTCCGAAGATTCTTTAGGTGCATTGTAGATTAACGCATCCATATTGTCTTGGATTCTACTATTGAAATAAGCATCCAAGTTCTTCAAAAAGGGTTTTGAGGCCCCTTTAAGGAGCTTCTTGTGTACTTCGTCTTCCATTTTCCCTCCTACTGTGGTGGCATTTCAGGCTCTACAGGAGCTCCTTGCTGCTGTGGTTGTCCCGGAAAGCCTTCTTGTCCCGGTTGGGCAGGGACGGGAGGAGCCATTCCTCCTGTAGCACCCTGCTGAGGGCCTACTGGTCCCCCTCCGGGCTGTCCTCCTTGCTGAATCATCTGAATAACCTGCTGCAATTCAGGATCATTAAGAAGCTTGCTTTCCTCAATATCCAAAGCCTTAGCAATTTCCTTGATAATAGCTCCTTGATTGAGGAAAGGAGACTGCTGTGCAATCTGGAAGAAAGAAATAAGCTGATTAGCCCGTACTTCCTTCTGAATCAAACTTTCCGTACCCATTGCTTTAATAGCAAGGTCACCTCGGACTTCAAGATCACGATTATACTGCATGTTAAACGCAAACATTGCCTGCCCAAGTGGAGCAAACAAGTAATCATCGAAATTCTTAATAATAGTCTTAATAGTGACGGAGGCAGCGCCCAGAAGCTGAGAAATACCTGACGCTGTTCGTCCTACGCCTTGAACCCCTGTTTGACCATGAGCAAAGGAAGGGATACCTGTAGACTGATCAGCAAACACAATGAACTTGTCAATCAACTGCATCAATTCAGGTGTAATGTTCTTGAAACTGGTGGAGAAGATAGCCTGTCCCGGCGCACCACCTCTCCTGCGCCAAACTTTGCCCGGATAAACAGACATATCCTGTCCCGGCATAAGATTGTTCTCGTCAACCTCAATCATAATATTACCAGAAAGAACTGCATTGTCAACCGACATGCGGGTGAATCCATTAACCATTCGCTGAGAGTCTTCCATGTTCTCTGGAATGCCTACTCCCCAAATATTATAAAGATCAACTTCGAGAGGATAAATGATGTAAGGAATTCTCTTAGGCCGGAAGGGGTTCATAACCATACGTATAACGACACCATTCAGCATCCAGACGTTTACTTGAATATCATCAGCATCCTCCAAGTTCTCGGGAATATCAAAACCTTCATCTTCAAGGTTCTCTCGGCTTTCAATGCCCCAGTATTCAAGGACTTCAAAACGATTATCGTGCGTCTGGTCTTCTAAGTCCTCACGAAGATTATGCTCCCACCACTCTGCAACATAATTTGAAGCAGTAGAGATAGCTTCATCAATCTGATCCGCAATGAATCCGGGCTGTTTCTTCAACAGGCGAATTTGGGATGCAGACATCAAGTGTCTGTCAATAATGTACTCGGCATCATAAGCTGTCGTACAATTAGGATCAGGGTAGATATCCCATACAGACCTATATTCAAGATCAGGAACAATTTTAAAGATTGGGTCATACTCACGAGGGAGGAGCTCTCCTTCCGGACCTTCATCTACTTCTGGAACTCGCCAATTAGGATATTCCTTCTCAGTAATGAAAGGTCCTTTAATGCACCCTGCACCAAGAATAGATGCTTGAAGCATGGACTTTCGAAGTTCAATCTGGGCGTCAGCCTCTGTAAGCTGATCCTGAATGGTCTCGTCCATCTCCTCGGCTGCTTCTTGTGCTGGGGATTTCTTAATACCAACAGCCGAAGGGTCTTCTGTGATGTGTTCATCAGGAATACCTTTCAGCTTCTGTTTAAGAGCTTCTCCAAGACGAGCAACACGAGACCCTACTGTATCACCGGGTTGGAGGTCTTTCCCATCCCCTTCATAACCAAAAATAGAGAGGTCTTCTGGGTCAATCTCAGGACCTTCCTGTTGAGCTTCCGCAGTAATTGTGATTTCTTTAGCGATACCTGTGGGCTTCTCTGTCGCTTGTACTTCAAGAGGAACCTTTCCTTGACCAAAGAGAATATCAATGATCTGTCCGTAACCCGCCAAGGTCTTGGTCTTTGTAATCTTGATCGTCGCTTTAGACTTTTCAGTTGCTGTGAAGTTTTCCTTAAAGACTCCTCGGAACTGATCGTGAGCAGCCATCCACCGCTGCTCTGTTACCAGACGATTACGCTTGGCAGCTTGGTACTTTTCACTAATAGAGCTTGCGAGAGATGTTAAGGCCATAGCCTCTTCATCATTTTCAGGTTGTCCTGCTAGGACTGCTGTTTCCTGATCGTCAAAACCTTCGGCCATTATTTAATCCTTCTAATATCCAAATACCGGATCAATCATCATAGGCTGATGATTGCGTTCATTCATTCTTCGCTGTTGAGCGAATTCCAAAGCCGACATTGGGCGACTTCTGAGCCCATAATGCAAGGCATCATAGGCATGATCTTCTGAGTTCTTCTTACTAACAACTTCGGGGTCATTTTCATCAGGTTCTAGCAAAGGCATCGTTCTAACAAGGTTTAAGCAGTTATTAAAGATATATAGCCCCGGCTCTATAACCAATTCTCCCTGATCGTCTTTTGCCCCTGTCGGGCGCATTGCAAGACGTTTGTGGAGTTCCTGCTTCCCTGCCTCACGAGACCCCGGGGAACGGTCAGCGAACCTGTTGCCAATATGACCCATCTCTGCTAGTTCCCTTTCAATCATTTCATAGATACTTGGACCTGATTCACCACGACGGATGTTTGTGGAGCCATCAATAACAGCATCAATAATGTTTGAGTCCTCTCTTTCAAGAAAACAAATCCGACGGGCAAAGTCATCTGCTAAAATCCCCTGCCCGTAATACTCTCTGTAGACATATGCAGTGTCATTCTTGTCAAACGCAATCCAGAGAGTACAGAACGGAGAGGAATAACCCCAGTCCGTACATCTAATCTTGGGCCAATTCACCGGAATCTCAAAAGGTTCAATTACATGTACCTCTCTGTCAAACTCTGGGAAGGCAGCATTCTCAATAACATCCCAGTTACCATAAAGCCACTGAAGCTTCTTGTGCTCTGGGAGGGAGGACAGCGTTGCCAGATAGGATTCATCCTGTAGCAACTGTGGTGTATCGAATACAGAAGATTGGATGAACTGCCGTGTAAGAACAACCTCTCTCTTCCGTCCATCCCGAGGGTCTACAAAGCTACTACGGACGTTAAACACTGTCCCAGCGGGAGCAGGGTCAATAAACATTCGCTTCACCCAAGGAGAACCTACATTACCGGGATTCCCTGTCATTCGCATCATTGGGAGACCAACAGAAAGAAGAGAAGGATCAGTAGTTCGGCACGATCCTCTCAACAACGAATAAACCTCTGGGTCCTTAAACTGAGGTAACTCGTCAATTCCGATCCAAGCATATTCTTGTCCTTGATATTGTTCAATATCTGAATCATTTTCTGCATAACCAAACTCCAACGTAGCGCCAGACGGGAACACAAACATACTCTCTTGTTTTAAAAAGCGCGTACCGGGAAAGGCTTTAGGATAGAGTACCTTGGCCCTAGAAATGATTTCTCGTAAGTCCTTCAACCTCTTTCTTATAAGAAGTCCTCGAAAGGCTCCCGAGCCACAATAACGTAATGGGTCGGCAACAAGAGCTTCTGATTTAGAGCCTCCTCTTGCCCCACCGAAGAAGAGTTCATTTACGTCTGATTCAAGAAATTCAGTTTGAGGTCCCGGATTTGGTCGCCAAATGATGTCTGTCGGGTCTTGTACAGTTTCTTCCGATGTATCCCCGTCATCTGAGGCTTCACTTTCCTCCGGTAGTCCCTCAATCGGGGCTTCTTGATCGTCCCCTTGAGTCTTCTTTTTTAGCTTGTCAACCTTATTTTGTAATATTCGTTGACGAGCTTTTGACTTTTCTACTTCATACTCTGCTAAGACAAGTTGTTTGTCTTCTTTCGTCTCTGCTTCTTCAACCTTCTGTGCAATGGTCTTAAATTTTTTGGTCTTCTCTTGTTTCGGAACAGGGTCAGATTCTTTAACGATTAAGCTGGGCTTTTTCTTCGACTTTTTGGAAGGAATATCTTTAAGTTCATAACACTCTTGAAACAGGTAGTCTGTAATAAGGAGTTTCCTCAACGTGTAAGGAGAGATAGGTACTCCTGTCATTGCCTCCAACCATCGACTGACCTCTGCATAAGAGCTCTTAAAAAGGTACTCCTGAGCCTTGAACAACAAAATGAGATGCTCTGGAATAGGGTCTAGAGTAAGAGGGTCTTCCTTATTAGGCTTGTAACCCCAAGCAATTTTAGTTTTCTCTGAAAGTCTCCGTTTAGGATGAAACTTGACAACAGACCTTCCTGATTCTATTCGTTTCAGGAGTTTCTCTGTCATCGCCAGAGTTGGGGGATTATTTCTTTTCCGGGTTGGCTTCATTTATTTCTTCAAAGTCAAGATCAACAGCTTCCTGTTGTTTTTTAGGAGGGAGAACAAAGACAGAACTATGTTCTACCTTTACATCAATCCTCTCCTCTTTAATTACGCCAGCGCGATCAAACAACAACTGAATGGCATGTAACCTATCCCTTCCCCCTGCTACATTCTCAGGATCACGGATGTAATCCACAAGAATACTAGCAGCTTCAGGGGCAGACTCAGCAAGGATATCCTTCGTGCGATCAATGATATGATCTCTAATCGAAGGGAAAGTTTGCGCCCAAGATACGGAGGGAGCATACCCCGCTGCCTTCAGCGAGGCCCCCTTTTTAAACTGAGTAGGGGAATCAGGGTCCATATACGCACTGATAAGAGCTTGTTGTTTAGCTGTCAAATGAGATGTTTCATCATTTTGAGAGGCTGCTACAAGGTCTCTTATTTCCTCGTCATGTACTTCTATGCTTTTTCCTTTAGCCATATGGCTCCCTCATAAATGGAACTCCCCGGTGGAATTGAACCACGAACCATCCATCCTCCTTTTAAGGGACCGGTTTAGAAGACCGGGAGAGGGGCGGGGAGTTAAATTCCTAATCCCTCATATCTTCCTTCGCTCTAGCCATTCCATAATTACAGGATTGGTGACTGAACGAGATATTCTCTAAATCAAAAAACATCCCTAGAGGGTCGTCGCTGTCCAGCCAAGGCGTCTTGTGTTCAATACTGAACGATTCTCGTGTCATTTCATGATGACAATGGTAGCAATGGTTTTGTTCTGTTTTAACTACAAAGTCCCATAGCAGGTCCTTGCAAAGTCGGTTACTGGCGGTACTAGGATGCATACCTAGCTGGTTCTTCTTCTTGCGTGTTGCGTTGTTCATCTTATCTCCTTCTAGGATGATGCAATGTAATTACTAAGTTTCTTTTAAGTTTAGGGAGAAACTTAAAAACAACCCCGTATGAGAATGGCATATAATCCTCCATTCTCTTAGTATTGGAGCGGGTAAAGAGACTTAAACTCTTACCTTATCCATCACCGCTTACTTTTTGCCATGCACTTTTTAGCTTTTTTGCACTTCGCAGGAGTCGAACATCCACGACAAGTCTTAAAAGCTTTGGACTTAGTTGCAGTTTTTTTCTTAGCGTAAGGCATAGTTATTTCCTTTTCTTACCACTTGCTGTTGTAGACCACTTAACCTTTTTAGGGCCGGTCTTTTTCTTTGCTTCCGTTTTAGTAATCTTAGAAGCAACCTTCTTAGGTCGGCAAGCGGGGTAAGATCGTTTTGATTTGCCCTTTGCAGACTTACGTCCGCACGCTTTACCTGTTTTAACGTCGATCCACTCTTCGTCAAACCATTTACCAAGGCCGCCTTTGGCGTTACTTTTTTTTCTTTTTTACGCCACTTTTTGCTACCTTGTTGTTACCGCCAGTCCAACCGCCGCCTTTTGACTTGTACCACTTAGCTGCCCATGCGTTTGCGTAAGCTGAAGGATACACATCGAACTTCTTCTTAGCCGCCGATTTCGCTCGGGACCACAGAGCCGGATTTGTTGGTTTTGCGTTTGCCACTACCATTTAACCTTATTAGCCCAATAGGCGGCTGACATTTTGCCTTTGGCGATATTCTTGGCGTGTCGCGCCTTAAAGCTCGCACGCTTGCGCTTCATCGCTTGGCCTTCGCCTGCCTTTGGCTTGCCTGCGGTCTTGGCTCCTTGCTCACCAAACCGGATTAGCTTTACATTATCGCCTTCTTTGGCGAGTACCACATGGCTTTTTGTCTTATGATTGGGCGTGCGCTTGGGTTTGTTGTAGCCCTTTAGGCCATGCTTCGTCAATCTGCTGTCTTTTGCCATGCAATTAACTAGTATTTCTTGGTAAGAGCTTCTGAAGTTTCACTACAATATTCTGGGTTCCGCCAGTGGTAGTACCCTTTAACAGTACGCCGATCTGTGCCATCCCATGACATTTCTCTTTCTTTTTTCATAGCTTCTTTAAGGTGATCTACTTCACCATATTCTGATTTTTTCATGAGGAACTCCTGTATAAAAGAACAGTTATATGCCTTTTTTAGTAAAAGTCAAGACTTTTTTACGAATTAATGCAATTTTATGCTAGATTTACTGTAAAAGTCCTCTAATTCGTATTCTGAGGGCTCTTCCCACTCTAAAGCCCCAACCAAAGTAGCATATAAGTGCTCCCTAAGGTCTTCCGGATCATGTAAGGCAGGAGTCGTAGTATAGAAACTTGTATTATCTGTTTCTGTTTCCACTTCAACAATGGCGAAACCTTCATCAAACACAGTGATATGATACGTCACCTCTTTGACCACTCCTTGTTCTTTTGCGTCGGTTCTAAGCATCTTGTTCCTTTCTGGCGTTCTTAAAAGCCCTTTAAAGTCACTCACTTGTGAAAAAGTTACTTTATAGCTAATTTTTTTTCTTGACAGATTTAACTTTCTTGGTATAACTGTGTCTACACACTCCGCCCCTCTCAAGGGTATAGGGTTTGAGGGGGGTTAGAGTACTCTAATAGTCCCTGTCGTAGTATCCTCCCTCAGCCCTCTCCTAGCCCTCAGGTAGGGGCTCCCCCGCTTACTCTTGATGTTTATTTTTTTATAAATAACCATATTTAATCTGCTTATGAGTAAATATGATAGTGTCTTAACAGAGCTTGAGAGTACTAAGGAAGTTTATGATAGTCTAAACCAATAGGGAGCTTCGGTTGTTCATCTACGTCCCGCTGTTCAAACATCTCTAACTGTTCTTCGTTGAAGGTATCTACAGCGTTCTTCAAGAGTTCTTGAGGAGTGGCTTTGAGAGCAATATCGGCGTTTTCTCCTACAGGTTGTAAACTAAGATAGAATACAACTGTCTCTAGATTAGAAAGACGTTCCTTGATCTCCTCAAGTGTCTGAAGAGTACTCTCAGTCATAATCACTCTCCTTAGTCAGTTCCTTAGTAGCATTCGGCTTTACTGCCTCAACCTCTCCTGAGATTACAACATCATCACCGGGAGCCTGCCCCATAAGCTGCGCTTCGAGTTGAGCTAGGCGATTTGTTCCATCTGAGACTTTGGAAGGTCTCTCGAGGTCTTCAGGGACGATTGACCGATCCATTACTGATGGCTTTTCCTCCTGTAACTGACGAAGTTCCGCAAGCGTGATTTCATGTTGCATCTTCAATACGAGGACTGTTTCAGTTGTCAGATCAGTTACTTTAAAGTCATGTAAGTCAGCTAATGAGGCTTCACAGTCACTACAATAGTGTACTACTTTAGTAATCTCTTGAGTAGCTTCGTCAGTTACATTCATAATGACTTCTGATGTAGCTCCACAAAGATCGCAAGTATATAAGAGCATCTTGATAGTTCCTTCCATGTTCTTGATGAGCGTAGTATAGCAAAGCTTGGAGAGAATGTCAAGCGATTTTATCATAAAAGTTTCTCCTTATTTATCAGTAGGTTAGACTATGTGGTATCTGGGCATGTACTTAGGGAGAACTTTGAAGGGACTTCCGAGGGACTTTTTGACTTGGTTTATTTTTTATTTTCCCGTATCTGTAGCGTGTACCAGTAACGTAGTAGCCCCCGGTGGCCCATCCCCGCCCCCACAGTCACGCATGAATTTACACTGTAAATAATCAAAGAGTGCCTAAAAAATAGGCATTTATTAGTTATTGCCTAAAAAATAGGCAAAATATATAATTTACAAGG